AGGCGCAAGCACACAATAAAAACTCAAGTGGAATTAGCTCTTCGACATCACTCATGTTAAATCATCAAGTGTATAGCTGTCAATTGGTCGTTGTGGGTTTTTAGCATAAAGTTTTTTAATTTTCTTTCGTGTCCACTTTTCAGTAAATGAAGACATAAAAATCTGTCCATTCGCAAAGTAATGTGAGTTCATCTCCATATATTTTTTATAATTTTGAGGTGTGATCTTTGATGCTTCTTCTTCGGGCATTAAACTTTTTAGCCACTCGACAGTAATTTTTTCTGTCTGCCTAAATATTTTTTTAACTATCTTTGCGTTCAAGGGTGACCTCCTCAACTCTTGGTGGAACTTCGATGTGTGTAAAATAATTAAGTCCATTAGAGTATTTAAAGGCGCGTAAGCCCTTGCCATTATTTGCGTCCTTGTAACAATCAAACTTATAAGAACAGAAGTTACAGTTGCGATTGATTTTCATATTCCCCTTCTTGCCTTCAGGGACAGACTCATAGCAACGGCTTGGCGGGGTTGCTAAGTTTAAAGCCTTTTTAATTTTTTTAATGTGTTCTTTTATGTTTGGCTTGTCTAGGTCTTCTGGGCGATACAAACAAATGTCTCCACCCTCCTTGTTGATAACTAGGAAGCCCCCTCCAGAAGAGTTCTCAGCTTCCTCATAGCCAGCAAGCTGGGCCATATAACCAAAGGGATCATCTTCCCCAAGTCTCCCATCCCGAAACTTATTAAATGCAATACGCGAGGCGCTCTTTACATCAATAACCTCACCATTAATTTTACAATCAATATGTCCCTTTATTCCTGTCACCTCTACTTCTTTCTGTTCGTCGGTAACAGTATGGCCTGATGCCCTAACAAGCATAAGAACTATCTCTTCAAGGATATGACCATATAAAAATTTTATTTGGGTTGCAGGTGAAGGTACTGATTTTTCTAGGGGTAGATTTTTTTCGTACCAAAGCTGTCGTAGGGGGCGACCGATATTAGACATTCTAAGTGTAAAGTTAGAATTACGTTTAGAAGGATTAGACCATTCTAAAATGGATTCTTTCATACGAGCGAGCGTAAGATCAAGATCACTTTCTTCAATATTAAAAGACTTACCTAAAGAAATACCCTCAAGATTAGAATATATATCAGCCGTAAGTTTTTCCAAACTCATTTTCTATGCCTCACAAATCGACACTTACGTGTATTCGAATTATAGTGTAAGTATTGAACGCCAAGATCTTTCTGTTCCTCTGTCTTTGCAGAGAGGCGTCCATCTTTATATGATTTAACATCAATAAGAGTAACCTTTCCTTCAGGAGATAGAGCTATAATGTCAATAGGGCCAGTACAGCCACAGTTCTTAAACACATGGTAGCCGTTGTCCCAGAGCCATGTAACAGCATAATGTTCTGCTAAGTCTCCAACTCTGCTGGGGTCGTGTTTGGTTTTCATTATTTTTCTTCCTCTTATATTAGTGTGTTTCACTCCAATTATCCCCTACTTTGTACTCCCCGTCAAGATCACAATATAACTCTAATTCTTTCCCGGCCTGTATGATTGCGTCTATCCCAAGCTGTCCAACAAACTCTGCTTGAGATTCTTTTACTTCCAGTTGCCACTCGTCATGGACATTACATACAAAGTGTGCATCTAGGGTATTCAGGTCAATCATTTGCTTTAGGTTGATCATGGCCTGCTTCATCACAATTGCACCCCCGCCCTGTAATAAAGTATTGAGTGCTGAATGTTCTGAGCGAACAAAAAGCTTACGCCCATCTAAACCTTTGATGTGTCCTTTTGAAGACGCTCGTCCAACTGTATCTTTAAGAGATTTAAATGCTGGGAGATTATCGAAGAAATGCTTTCTAAGTTTTGAACCATCAGCTTTGTTTCCTCCAACCACACTTCCAAGCTTTGCATCTCCCGCTCCGTATAAGAGGGCATATATAAATGTTTTCGCTTGATTTCTTGATTCAAGTCCTGCAAGTCTTTGGTTAGCTGAATGTATGTCTCCGTGGAGTATTTCATTTTTGAAGTCCTCATCCTTCATATAATGGGCCAACATCCTCAACTCTAAGCCGCTGGCGTCAATACCTACTAACTTGTATCCTTCTGGTACTGTCCAACAGGCGCGGCATTCTTCTCCAAAGGGAGATGAAACACTAGGAACCTGTGCCATGTTAGGGCTGTTGTGAGTCATGCGTCCTGTGATAGTACCATTAGGATTAACGTATCCTCTAACGCGATCATCGGACTCAACTACAGTGAGCCAAGAGTTTATCTGGGCAATGCGCTTTTGAAGTAAAAGATACTTTGCAATTAGACGAGCTTCAGGTATATCTTTAATTTTACTTAGAGTAGATTCATCGACAATTGGTTGACCAGTAGGAGTAAACTTCTCTGGCTTCCAGCCGAAGTCAATAAGATATTCTCCTATCTGCTTGCGTGATCCAAGATTAAATGGAACCTCTTCAATACGCACAACCTTTTGTTTAATAGCCATCTCTTCATATTCTTCTTGTGACATCCTGCTCTTCTTGGTTGACCCCTTAATCAAGGCCATCTTAGAGAGAGCGCCTGTCTTGGTGAAGAATGGAAGAAGATATGTTTTCAGTTGCTTAGGTCTGAAAGTTTCTTGAACCTTATTTTCGACACTATTAATTTTCTCAGTGAGTTCAGCAACCAATAGACTAGCTTTCTGAACGTCAAGCATAAATCCACGATCACGCTGGTCAGCAATAATTTTTAGGGACTCGTGTTCTATCTCAACGCTCTTACGGCTGAAGCCACGAGACTCAATCTTTAAGTTATTAAATACTTTTGAGTTAAGCACCGCATCGTTGCGACAGTAGTTCAGCATCTCAGGTGTATAGTAATCGAACTCATTGAAGTCTATCTTACTCATACCTATTCGATAGCCCCAAGACTCAAGACCATGACCGCCCTCTCGTGTTGGATTAAAAAGTCGTGAAAGAACAAGAGTATCTACTATCTTTTTACCTTCCATTAGATCAATGTTGTGTAGCTTCTTGATCACAGGTAAATCAAAGCCAATAATATTATGACCTATTAACTTCTCTGCGTTACCCAAACAATCTAGACCTTCTACTATTTGTGTCGGGCCATAGGTTTTTGTTTCGCCTGTATCTGGGTCTGTGATAGCAAGACAGAAAATTTCTGTTGGGTCTAGCCCATCGGTTTCAATATCAAATACTATGTTTTTCATAGTTCTATCTCATCTTGATCTTCAGTTTCCATAGAGATTTCACTGAGTCTGCCACTATCCTTATCGTAAAACAAGTAGGTAGCAACACCTGTGTCGCCAGTGTAACGAGACTTCAGGACTCTCACTTTAGTTGTACTAGCTTCTATTGGATCTTCAGATTGCTGGTTACGCTCTAGAGAAATAACACTATCAGATAGTTGTGCTATACTCTGAGATCCTCGCATATGACTTAAGTTTACTTCAATACCATTCTCGTGTCCACGATTACCATCAAGCCGACGCAGATGTGATACAAGAATTAAGCCTACTCCTGTCTCTTCAACAAGAGTTCTGAAGTTATGCATGATGACATCAATATTACGGCGCTCGTCACCGTCAGTAGTCATAGATAAAAGCATATGTAAGTGATCAAATATTATCCACTTACACTCTAGGCCGATAGCCATGAAGCGTAGCTTACTGAAGATACTATCAACATCATTCATTCCAAGGTGGGCATGGACAAAGACGCGGTTCTTATTGTTGCCATCGTAGAGTATATTAAAGAAGTTATCTAAATCTTCTTCAGTATACTTTGCTCTAACGCTATCAATATGTAGTCGATCATTCGCTTCAATAGATAAAATACCATCTACTGTTCGCCTCCAATCTTCTTCAAGCGCAACGACACCAACCCTGTCATTAGTATTAGTAATTAACCAGTGCTGTAATTCTCTTGTTACACTAGACTTACCAAGACCTGTGCCTCCCGTCAGAGTAATAAGTTCTTTCTGACGTAACCCCTCAAGCTTATCATTAAGGCCGTGCCAAGGATAAGGCACTGCTTCTTTCTTCTCTCGCTTCTTATAGTTCTCACGTTCTTCTGAAACATTAAGAATACCGGAGGGTGTATAAAGTTTAGCGGCCCACCATGCACTTACATAAGCCTTATGATGACCAAGCCTTAGCATTTCATTAGGGTCTTTAAACTCATCAGGTAGCTTTAGTATCTT